GCCCGCTGGTGCGAGCGTGGTGGTCGATGCTGCGGCCCGCTGGTGCGAGCGTGGTGGTCGATGCTGCGGCCCGCTGGTGCGAGCGTGGTGGTCGATGCTGCGGCCCGCAATTGCAAGCGGCCCGCACACTCTCGCGAGTAGTGCGGGCCGCTTCGTGCGGTCGCGAGCGAACTAGGCTAGTTCGATGATGGCGACACCATCGCGAACGTATTCATCGACGAACCACCGCGCACCAGCGGGAAACTGTTTGATAAACCCCATAGACTTCGCACGCTCGCGGAGTGTCTTTCCGCTCTTCGCACGAAGAGCGACCACCACGCCCCTACCATCGAATTCGGGCGTGCGAAGATCATGAATGTCCCCGTCCACGGTTTCTACCGTGAACGATTCCCCCGTGGTGCGCGACACGAAACGAACGGTCGCGGGGACGATACCGAAACGGTGGAGCGGGCCGAAGTAGTGGCTGTCGAATACCACCACCAGATTCACGCCAGCCGCGTTCAATTCGCGAGCGGTCGCGAACGTGGTACGCTCCGAAACGGAATAGGAAACGTGGTAGTTCGCGGGCAACTCTCCGCGACCATATGCGCGGGCGTGGTCTTCGTTCTTCGTGTAGTTGTAGAACGTAATCGAAGGATGATCGCTATACACTTCGTGCGGGTGTTCAATGTCGCTAGCAACGTTCGTGCGACAGAATGCCCGCACACCATCACGGGCCGCTTTGCGCGCGAGCGCGGCCAGTTCACGCGAGAGGCGAGCGTAGAACGTGGTCGGATCGTAGAACCACAACCGCGTCCGCTTCGTGGCCGCTTCCCGCACCGTGCGCGTAACGGTGCGGCCCGCAAACCACAACACGCAAACTAGGATACACGCGGCGGTAGCGTGTGGACATACGTTTACGATGCCCGACCGTTTCGATGGTGCGAGGGTAACGCCCGCATTTATAACTTTCTGGCCGTTCGGGAGTTTCCGTAGTTTCGTGTTGTCGGAAAGGATGGATCGCACGGAGCGATTGATGGTGGGGGTGTCGATGGCGGTAGTCATGTTTTGTAGCCTTTCGTGGTGGTGTGGTGGTGGTTCAATAGTCCAGCATTCGGACGGCGCAATCAATCGTTCCCGCTAGCCACTTCTCGCGCGTCATCTTGCCGAATTCGCGACATACATCATCGTATGAAAAGCATCCGTTGCGATCATTCTGGTACATCAATTCCGCGAGCCTATCCCCGTCCCTACGTTCGATTGCGGCTCGCATATTCGCATCCCACGTTTCTACATTGAATCGGTCGCGCATGGTTCTAGCCTTTCGTGGTGGTGGTTCAATTGATACGGGTTACAGTGTACATCTGGTCCGAATGGTCGAACGTGTCGCCAGCGTCCGAAGAGTCTAGCCATTCGCCGAACGATTGAAACTCTATTTCGTTTCCAGCGCAGTCGGTATCGGTTCCCTCTTCACGGTATTCGCGCTCTTCGTTCGTGATGTCGGTATACCTCCACTCCGCACACCAGCCGCGACCGCTTTCGTCGCGAACGAAGAAACGCGGCTCTTCGGTTTCGATGAACGTGGTCGCGCCCTGCGCGGTCGCCTCTTCGCGGGTCGATACGATATCGACCACCTCCCGATCCGCCCACAGTTCAAACCATTCTGTACCATCCCGCCACACTTGAACCGCTTTCATATCGTCATCCTTTCGCACTAGTGGTCGCGAGCCGCGCGGCCCGCACGAACACAAGCCTAGTATCGGCAATCCATCGCGTCAAGTGTACCTAATGTTTTCCGCGTTTCGTGGTGGTTCGTGCGGCCACTAGACACTTAGGAAACGCGAATGCGCGCGGTCGCGGGCCGCGCACGGTGGTGTGGACGCGCCGCATCATCGACCCCCAGGAAGGGGGGCCGCCGTTGTGGGGGTTTCGAGCACAGACCGCATGTCCCTAGGGGCGTGCGCCCCGGAGAGCGTACCCTTTTTGCTGGGCCTGTCGGTTTGGAGAAAATACTCTCCGCCGGTAGGCTTTGGGTGTGCGTGGAGACGCCGGAGAAGATGCCAAGGATGGCAAGCAATGCCCAGTCTGCGGCTCGCCGGTTCCACCCTCGCGAGGCGCAAGGCCGCGCGTCTACTGCTCTCGCGAGTGCTACAAGAAAAGCGACGGCAGGCCGCCAAAGCCAATTTCAGCACCATGCGTCGTATGCGGTCGCGAGGTGTTGCAGGACTTGAGGTCACGCGGGCGAGCACGGCGATACTGCTCTGGTGAGTGCAGGAAGCGTGCCAAGAGCCGGAGAAAGCTTGTCGACAGGTCTTGCGCTCGATGCGGCGAGCGGTTTGCAGGGCTAAAGAACGCCTTATTTTGCAGCAAGAAGTGCCGATACGAGCCGCACCGAGTCACGAAGCAATGCCCTAAGTGCGGCCGGCATTTTAGGAGAAGAGGCCGAACTCAGACGTTCTGCTCATTCGCCTGCGCCCGATCCTCGAGGATCGGCGTTAGGAAGCCGGCCACCCTACAGTGCCTGTGCTGCCAGAAGCCGTTCCGCAAGAGATCGACCGGGAGGAACTCAGGGAAATATTGCACGAGAGAGTGCGCGTTCGAGGCGAGGCGTCTTCGCCTCCCATGTGCTCGGCTGACAAATCGACGCGGCTCTACTCTGGATGAGCAGCTAGCCGTCTGGTTCCACTCCTGGGGAAACGACTCCCTTGACGCCATCAACCAGGGCATGCGATCTGGCGGCCACAAGTACCGATGCAGGAAGTACGGATGTCACTACGAGTCGTTCCCGTTGAAGTCGATCTTCAGGCGTGACGGTTGGACTTGCCAGATATGCCGATGCGAGCTTCTCCCCAAGTGGACGAAGGTGGGAGACACAGAAACCCCACACCCCAGAAGCCCTACCATCGACCACATAGTGCCGCTGTCGTTCGGCCCCTCCGGCCCAGGGCATCGTCCTAGCAACGTCCAGGCGGCGTGCTGGAGGTGCAACTGCAAGAAGTCCGACTCCCTTGCGGCCCCCTTGCCTACACAGTGATACTACTGTGGATGGTACGCGGCCCTGCACCACTACCGAAGCACCAACTCAAGCTGCGAGGCTCTGAGGAGGCCAACTCCCGCGAGGAGCTTGGCACGCCGCTGAATGCCCTCCCCTCGCCGCCCGAGTGGCTTCGCCCCGCGGCGAAGGAGATGTTCAGCCTGGTCTGCGGCTACACGCAGCGGATGGGCACGCTGGCCGAGAGTGACGTCGAGGTCATCGCCCGCTACTCGATCATCTGGGAGCGGTGGCGCGAGGCCGAGATGCAACTCGCCAAGGAAGGCTGCGGCTACGTCGAAGTCACCGCCCCCGACGGCTCGCTACGGTTCAGCCGGCCGAACAAGTGGCAGTCGCAGAGCAACCACTGCCACGAGCAGCTCCGGCAACTGGAAACCGTCCTCGGCCTCACCCCGGCCGACCGCACCCGCCTGGGCTACGGCGCCGTGAAGGTCGTGGACGACCCAACTGACAAGTATTTTGGAAAGCAAGCCTGACATCTGCGAGTTCGCGTCGTGGCTGCGGCACAGCGAAGGGAGATTCGCAGGGAAGCCGTTCACCCTCCAGCCGTGGCAGGAGGACTATCTTCGCGCCCTCTACGGGACGAAGCGGCCTGACGGCCGGCGGCAGTACCAGCGATCCCTCCTGGCGGTGCCGCGGAAGGCTGGCAAGACCGCGACCTGCGCCCTGATCGGCGCCTACGAGGGTTTCTTCGGCGACGACGGCGGCCAGATTCTCATCGCGGCCGGCGATCGCAAGCAGGCCAGCCTCCTGTTCACGGCGGCCTCGAGGTTCATCGAATCCTGCCCCGGCCTGCAACGGCGGTCGAAGATATTCAAGGGGTCGATCGTCATCCCCAGTAAGAATTCCACCATCCAATTTCTTTCCAGCGAGCACAAGGGCAAGCACGGCTTCAATCCGAGTGTCGTCGTGGTGGACGAGTATCATGTGCAGCCCAACCGGGATTTGGTCGATGTGCTCGAGAGCGGTATGGGCATGCGGGATGAGCCGCTGGTCATCTATGTGACCACGGCCGGCATGGATCGCATCGGGCCGTGCTACGAAGAGTGGCAGCGGGCGATGAAGGTTCGCGACGGGATCATCCAAGACCCCACCTTCCTGCCCTGCATCTTCGCGGCCGAGGAGGACGACGACATCTTCGCGGAGGCCACCTGGAAGAAGGCCAACCCGAACTACGGCATCACCGTCCGCAAGGAGTTCATGGAGCGCGAGGCGATGCTGGCCCGCGAGAGCGTCGCGGAGGAGATCAAGTTTCGGACGCTGTACCTGAACCAGTGGGTGAGCAACGGGGCCAATCGCTTCTTCCGCACCGGCCAGTGGGAGGCTTGCAACGCCCCGCTGCGGCCGACCGACGGCCGGCCGTGCTGGTGCGGCCTCGACTTGTCGAGCACCAGCGACACGACGGCATTCTGCGCGGTGTGGCCCGACGAGGACGGCACCTACGACGTCTTCGCGCATCTCTTCATCCCCGAGGAGAACGCCGACAGGGACGAAGCACCGTATCGCCAATGGGCCAGAGACGGTTTTGTTACACTAACAGATGGAAACGTGACGGATTACGATGTGGTTCGCGACTACGTTCTCTCGTTTGCAGAGAAGAACGTGGTGCGGTCTGTCGCTATCGACAGGTGGAATGCGACCCACTTGACGACTCAGTTGGTCAACGAGGGCATCGACGTCAAGCCGTATGGGCAGGGCTACGCCAGCCTCTCGGCGCCTACGAAGCTGCTCGAAACCGCCGTGTTGGGCCGGAAGATAAGGCATGGAGGCAACCCGCCGCTCGCCCTGCACATCAGCAATATGCAAGTCAAGCAGGACGACGCCGGCAACATCAAGCCCACGAAGAGCCAGTCGCACTCGACCGCGAGGATCGACGCCGCCGTGGCCCTGATCATGCCGCTGGGGGTCTTGAGTGCGGAGAACAACGGTGGCGAAGACGACCCGCAAATCCTACTGATCTAGCGTAATGCCCGAAGAAGACATCGAAGACATCGTCGAAATGCGCTCCGGCATCTCCCGCGTGTTCGAGGAGATCGTCGAGCAGCGGAAGACGGCCGCCGGCGTCTACGTCTCGCCGGAGGCAAGCCTCCAGTGCAGCGCGTTCCTGGCCGCCGTCAAGGTCGTCAGCGAGTCGGTCGCCAGCCTCCCCCTGCACCTCTACGAGCGGACGCCGGACGGCAAGCGGATCGCCGAGGGCCACCCGCTCTACGACATCCTGGCCTACGAGCCGAACGAGTGGATGACGTCGTTCGAGTTCAAGGAACTCATGCAGTCGTGGCACATGCTGTGGGGCGTCGGCTACGCCCACATCAAGCCCGGCCGGCGCGGGGCCGTCGATCAGCTCATCCCGCTGCATCCGTCGCGGATGAAGCCCGAACGGCTGAAGAACGGCCGGCTGCGGTACGCCTACCAGGAGCCCGACAAGCCGACGCCGACGTACTACCGGCAGGACGAGGTCTTCGCCTACCGCGGCCTCTCCCCCGACGGCGTCAACTGCTACATCCCGACGGTGCTGATGCGGGACGCCATCGCGCTGGCGAGGGCGACGGAACTGCACTCGAGCGCATTCTTCGGGAATGGGGCCAGGCCGGGGTCGGTCATCGAAGTCGATCAGCCGCTGAAGCCCGAGACGCTCCAGCGGCTCCGCGAGCAGTGGAACGACATCCACGGCAACGGCCCCACCAATGCCTACAAGACGGCAGTATTGCCCCACGGCACCCATGTCAAGGAGCTGTCGCTCAACAACGACACCAATCGCCTCATCGAGACACGCCGCTACCAGATCGAGGAGGTGGCACGCGCGACGCGGGTTCCGGCCTACATGATCGGCGACCTGACGAAATCGTCGTACTCGTCGGTCGAGCAGCAGGCCATCGACTTCGTGACGTTCACGCTCGTCCCGCACCTTCGACGCTTCGAGGCTGCGTGCCGTCGCGACCTCGTGGTGGACGACAAGAAGTACTTCGCCCAGTTCGACGTTTCGGCGCTTCTGGTGGGCGACTTCAACGCCCGGTCGTCGTTCCTGCGGGAGATGTGGAACCTGGGCGTCTTCTCGACCAACGAGGTGCGGCAGCAACTGGGCTACAACCCCGTCGATGGCGGCGACAAGCGGTTCGTCCAGGTCAATATGCAACTGCTCGAGAACTACACCCCCGGCAACCCGACGGCGGCGACGACGAAGGTGTCAGAGCAGCCGCAGGACGAACCGGCCACGCAACCGGCCACGAAGGAGGCCCAGGCGGCGGCCGACGACGCCGAGCCCAGCCAGCGTGACGCCGCCGAAATCGTCTTCACTTCGACGCTTCGACGCCTCGCCGCGATCGAGGCCGACGGCATCCTGGAGCGGCGGAACAAACCGGCCAAACTTGCGGCCTGGTTCGAGGCCCACGGGCAGCGGATGCGGACGGAACTCTGCGACGCCGCCACGGCGACCGGCCGAGACATCGAAGACTTCGTGACGTCGTGGATCGACGGATCGCGGGATTTGCTTCTGGATTGCCACCGCAGTGGCAAACCCTACGAGGAGGTTACGGCGACATGGACGGACAGAGCGAACTTGAAATCCGCCTGAACCCGGAGGCGCCGGGCCTCGAGGTCAAGGAAGACGAGAATGGCCGCACGGTCATTCGCGGCTACGCGGCCGTCTACAACTCCGACTCGCAGGACTTGGGGGGCTTCGTGGAGCGGATTCTCCCCGGCGCCTTCGACGAAGTCCTGGGGTCGAACCCCGACGTTTTCGGCAAGTACAACCACGAGCGCGTGATCGGCCGGACGTCCAGCGGCACGATGCGGCTCTTCTCCGACGCCCGCGGCCTGCGGTACGAGATTTCGCCGCCCCGATCGGCCGCTGACGTCGTCGAATTGATCGAGAGAAATGACGTCCGCGGATCGAGCTTCGCGTTCCGTACCAAGGGCGACAAAGAGCGCTGGTACAAGGACGACCGCGGCCGGATGGTGCGCGAAATCCGGGGCTTCGACTTCCTCGGCGACGCCGGCCCCGTGGACAACCCCGCCTACCTGGCGACGGAGACTTACGTCAGCAAGCGAGCCCTGGACATGGCGAAGGCCGCCGAGTCGCCGCAGCCTGAACCGGCCGAGGTTCGGGCCGCGGCGACCATCTTCGCCGAGGGCGACTTCGTGGCGTGGGACGGCGGCGTCGGCCGCGTCGAGCACGTTATGACCGAGGGCCGCCTGGGCGACGAGGGATCGGAGTACTCGCTCGAGGCGACGGCCGACGATCCCGCGGCCCTCGTCCGCATCTGGGAGTCGGAAGACGGCGGGTGGGAGGAAACCGACCTGTTCACAGGGCGGAAGATGTCCGACCTCCAGGCCCACGCCGACGTCTCGGAGCCCATGGACGACGACGAGCGTGCCGTCAGCCTCAAGCCGACGGCCGGCATGGCCGCCGCGGCGAAGCGCGGCCTGCGGCTGCACGAAGAGGGCAAGAGCGGCGACGGGCTGAAGCCCGAGACGGTGGCCCGAGCAAACCGCCTCGCCCGCCGCGAGGAGATGAATCCCGACTGGGTTCGCGAGATGAATGCGTGGTTCTCGCGGCACGAGTCGGCGAGCAAGTCCGCAGGCTGGGATACGCCCGGCGCCGAGAAGCCTGGTTTCGTGGCGTGGCTTCTGTGGGGCGGCACTCCGGCGAAGAACTTCGCCGCCAGGAAGGTGAGGCAACTCGAGGCCGAAGCGTCGCGATCGATGGTCGATACCACCGACTACATCGGCAAGGCAGCGGCGCTGAAGGCAGCGATCATGTCGACTCCGTTGCACGGCAAGTAGTCGACGCGGTAGCCTACAAGTAGACACAACGCTCGCGATGGATGTCGCGAGAGCAGTGCGAGTGTCTTGCGGATGCAAGGCGCGGCGCGCTTGCGGGATCAACACCCCGCCGGCCGTCGCGCATCTCCATGCCCGCCTGGCCGGCTCAATACGGAGCAGGCCATCATGGCGAGCAACCTCAAGCGTCTTCAGGATCGTGCCGCGGCCATCGCCGCGCGGATGAACGAACTGGCCTCTGTGGCCGAGCGGTCGGAAGACCAGACCTCCGAGCTTCGTCGGCTCTCCGACGAGTGCGACACCGTCAAGACCGACCTCGAGTTCGAGGGCAAGCTCGCCGCCAAGGAGGCGGAACTGCGTTCGGTGGTCGAGAAGGCCGCCCCCGCGCCGACCCCGGTGGCCGTCGAGCCGGAGCAGCCCAAGAAGACCGAGATTCGGGCGATCTACCCGCATCACACGAGCCTGCGGGCCTTCAACGACAGCCCCGAGGCCGTCGAGCAGGCGTACCGCTGCGGCCGGTGGATTCGCGGCGTCGTGTTCAAGAACGCCGACGACCTCCGGTGGTGCCGTGACCACGGCGTCGAGGGCCGCGCCCTCAACGAGGGCAGCAACTCGGCCGGTGGCGCGCTCGTCCCCGAGGAGTTCGCCGCCCGCGTGATCCGGCTCGTCGAAACCTACGGCACCTTCCCCGGCGCCGCCGAGAACGTGTCGATGGCCCGTGACACCCTGGTGATCCCCAAGCGGCTCACCGGGACGTCGGCCTACTTCATCGGCGAAGGCTCTGCCATCACCGAGAGCGAGCCGACCTACGGCAACGTCTCGCTGACGGCCAAGAAGCTCGCGGTGGCCTGCCGCATGAGTTCCGAGGTCGTCGAGGACGCCGTGGTGTCGATCGCCGACGCCTGTGCCCAGGAGTTCAGCACCTCGCTGGCCTACACCGTCGACACCTGCGGGTGGATCGGTGATGGCGGCTCGAGCTTCGGCGGCATCCGCGGGATCGTGTCGAAGATCGACAACGGCAGCCACACGGCGTCGGTTCACACCGCCGCCAGCGGCAACACCGGCTTCGAGACGCTCGACCTCGAGGACTTCCTCGGTGCGATGGGCAAGCTGCCGATCTACGCCCGCCAGGGCGCGGCCTGGTACGTCAGCCCCGCCGGCTACGCCGCCAGCATCGCTCGCCTGAAGTACGCCGCCGGTGGCAACACCGTCAGCGAGATCGGGTCGGCGGCCGGCGAGACGTTCCTCGGCTACCCGGTGCGGATGGTGCATGTGATGAACAGCACCCTCGGCGCCGACGCCAGCAAGGTCAAGGTGCTCTTCGGCAACCTCGGCCTCTCGAGCATCTACGCCAAGCGGCGTGACTTCTCGGTGCGGCTGTACGACCAGGTCTACGCCACCACCGATCAGGTGCTGCTCCAGGGCACCATGCGGTTCGACATCAACCACCACACCCTCGGCTCGACGAGCGAGGCCGGCCCCGTGGTCGCCCTCAAGTCGGCGGCCTCGTGATCTAACAGGAGCACCTAGCAGATGATTCACGCTCAGAACCATCGGGTCGTCGCCGAACTCCCCACGGCGGCTGTCGGCGCGACGGCGACCGCCACGCTGACGATCGACACCCTCGGATACGATCACGCCAGCGTGACCGTCATCCGCGCGTCGAACGCCAGCACGGTCTTCGCCAACGCGGTGAAGGTCGAGGAGTCGGACGACAACTCGTCCTACTCCAACGTCACCGCCCTCGTCGGCGGCGGCAGCGGCGGCTTCTCGATCCCCGCGATCGCGGTTTCCGCGACCGGTTCGGCGTCCATCCTCAAGATGGACATCGACACGAAGGCGAAGAAGCGATACCTGAAGGTGTCCTACACCCCAGGTGCCTCTGCCACCGTGGCGATCGTCGGCCGGCTTGGTCGCGCCGAGGTGTCGCCGGAGAACGCGGCCCAGGCCAACGTCATCGGTCTGGTTCGAGGCTGATCCCGTATTCCATGCGGGACGGCCAAGGACGGCCGACAAAGGCGCATGAGGCGCGCCCGCTCCTCACAAGGAGCGTCCCATGTTGCTGCGTGTAGGTCAGTGCGAAGCCGAGGCGAAGGTCGTTGCTCTGATGAGCACCCCTCGCCTCGGCTTCACTGACAACTTCTTCTGCGTCTCGCAGGCGCTGACGCCTCACAAGATCCCCATCGTCAAGCACTCCGGTGCGTTCTGGGGCCAGTGCGTCCAGAGGTCGATGGAGAGCGTCATCGACGATTACGACGTCATCCTGACGATCGACTACGACAGCGTCTTCACCCCCCGCACCGTCGAGGCGCTGATGACGCTGCTCTACTTCTCCGGCGTGGACGCCATCGCCCCGTTGCAACAGAAGCGGGAGAGCAGTTCGGTGATGTTCGCCCTCCCCGGCGTCGCCCCGGAGGACAAGACCTCCGTCGAGGACGACTGGTTCGCGAAGCCCGTCCAGCGGGTCGAAACGGCCCACTTCGGCTGCACCCTGTTCCGCACGGCGGCCCTCAAGAAGGTCGAGAAGCCGTGGTTCCTGGCCCACGCCAACGACAAGGGCGAGTGGACGGGCGGCCATGTGGACGAGGACATCTACTTCTGGCGGGCGTGGGCGAAGGCCGGCAACACGCTGGGCATGGCGACCCAGATCAGCATCGGCCACGCCGAGCTGATGATCACCTGGCCGTCCAGGCAGGACGCGGGCGGCAAGGTGCAGCAGCACACGACCGACTACTGGTCGAGCGGCACTCCGCATGAGCGGGCATGGGGGATCGTAAAATGAAGGTTCGCGTCGCGAAGGCGTTCGGCGGCTACAAGGTCGGCCAGGAGTTCGAGTGGGGCGACGGTGCTGCACGCATCTTCGTCGCCCGCGGGCTGGTCGTCCCGGTCGAGGATCGCGTCGTCGAGACGGCCGCCGTCGAGCAGCGGGCTGAACGGGCAACGATCGACAGGAAGCCAAGGAAGAGGCAGCCATGACCACCGGGGCAGGAATCGTCTACGTCACGCCTGAGACGCCGAGCGTCGGCATCACGCCGTATCGCAGCTTGCGGCGGTTCACCGAGCCGGCCGTCGAGCCCGTGACGCTCGCCGAAGCGAAGGCCCACTGCCGCGTCGACATCGACGACGACAATACCTACCTGTCGACGCTGATCTCTGCGGCCAGGCTGTATGTCGAGGACATCCTCGACATTTCGATGATCACGACCGTCTGGGAGGCTCGCTACGACTGCTTCCCCCTGTGGGAGCTGACGCTCCCGCGCCCGCCGATGGCCGCCCAGACCGTCACCGTCATCTACCGAGACGAGGGCGGCACCAACAACACCATTACCAGCGTCGCCGGCTTCCAGGCAGACTCATACGTCACCCCAGGCCGCATCTACCCGCTGTACTCCGGCGTGTGGCCGGCGGTACGGGGCGACGAGAACAGCGTCACCGTGCGCTGGACGGCCGGCTACGGGGCCAGCGGGGCCAACTGCCCCGCCACCCTCCGGCACCTCATTCTGCTCCTCGTGGCCCACTGGTACGCCAACCGAGAGCCAGTGACGGCCGCGAACCTCCAGATGGTCACCATCCCCGGCACCTTCGATACGCTGCTCGCCGCGAGCGGCTGGGGCGGGTACAGATGAGCGTCGAGGCCGCGGTGGCGGTTGACATCGACGCCAAGAAGGTCGTCACCAGCGGCCTGACGTCGTCGATCAAGCACCACCCGCTCCGGTTCGTGCTGGACGTCGGCGACTGCACCGTGGTGTGGAGCGACCGCAGGGCGTGCGGCGCTGAAGGCCACGACGACATCGACCTGTCGGCGGCCGGCGTGTCCAACGTCAAGGTGCTGTGCGTCAGGAATCTGTCGTCGTCCAACGCCATCGGGATGACCGCAGGATGGAACGGCGCGGAGTTCAGGAACTTCGCCACCGACGTCGTCTCGTGGAACTTCTCGCCGATGGTCAACCTCGGCTCGCTGTCGCTGCGGGGCTACCCGATCCGGCCGCTGGGGTCGTTCCTGCTCTCCTGCCCAAACTCGACGGGGTTTGCCACCACAACCGGCGGCAGCCTCCTGCGGATCGGCGGCCCGAGCGGGACGGAATACGAAATCCACATCATGGGGAACTGATATGCCGCTGACAGCGCAGGCTTCCTTGTCTCTGGTGTCGCACGAGACGACCAGCGACGAAATGTCGACTCAGATGCGGGTCACGCCGGCGACGTTCGCGGCGTTCTTCAGCAATGGCACCGCCGCCAACCAGGCGCAGGTCACCTGGAGCGGCACCAGGGCCATCGGCGTCAGCGAGGTCGACGACCTCGTCCTGACCGCATTGGCCGACGATCGCGGAACCGTCTCCTTCTCGTCGATCAAGGCTCTGTATATCAAGAACACCTCGGCGACGGACGGCGGCATTTCGCTGGGGCGCGACCAGCAGGGTGATGTGGCGCCGTCGTCGCCGTGGTCTGGAACCCCCACATCGTTTACCAGCGGGTACACGCTGTCCAAGGGCGCCGCCGTGTTCGTGTGCGACCCGTCGGCGGCCGGACTTGCAGTGGCCGCAGGCAACAAGCTGCGGGTATCGGGCGGTTCCGGCGCAACCTACGAAATCGTCCTCATCGGCGAGGGAACCGTCTCGTGATTTCCGCCGGCCGCATGAACGAGCGGGTCAGCCTCCTGGCTCCGAGCGAGTCTCGCAGCCCTATGGGCGAAGCCACGCTGACGTTCACCGCGGAGGCGACGGTGTGGGCCGAGGTCGAGGGTCTGGCGGCCAAGGACATCCTCCAGGCCCAGCAAGCCGACGTCGTGGCGACACATCGCATCCGCATCCGCCACCGGCCGAGCGTCACCTACCACTACCGCGTGCAGTGGCGCGGCAAGACCATGGAGGTGGCGAGCATCACCGACCGCATCGATCGCACGATGACCGAACTCCTCGTCAGGGAGGTCATCTGATGGCGATCGAACGACGCCTAGGAGCGCCACGAATCGTCGATGGGGAGTCCTCGATTGAGAGGACTAAGGGCTTCGTCACCATCCAGACGGCCGGCGCCCGCGAGCTGGCGCAGGAGCTGGCCCGCGTCGCCGGCGCCCTCGAGCTGCCGGGGCTCCTGAAGAAGATCACCTTCCAGGCGTCGAAGCCCATTCGCGACGACTACAAGATTCTGGTGTCGAGGCCGTTCTCGGCGAGGAGCGGCGGCGCGACCGGCAACCTCGCCAAGAGCGTCAAGACGATCAGCAAGGACTATGAGGACGGCAGGGTCGGCGTGTCGATCACCGGCCCCCAGAGCACCGGAAACAAGGGGGCCGACGAGCGCGACGGCAGCGGCAACCACGCCTGGCTCGTGGAGTTCGGCACGGGCCGGCGGCGGCCAGGAACGCAGGGCCGTCAGACCTACGTCAACGTCCATCAGGCCATCAACGGGAAGATGAAGCGGACGGGGACGCTCAACGACGAGGAGTTCGCCCGCAAAGGCCGCGGCTACTACTTCCTCATGGGCAGCATCAACGAGCCGACCCGCCAGGCCGGCCGCGGCAAGGGGTATTCGCACGACTTCGCCCTCGACGACAACGGCAAGCAGCACCCCATCACCCTCGGCCCCGGCGAAAGCATCGACCCGATGCCGGCGTACCACCCGATGGAAGACACCATCACGGCGAACCACAAAGAGGTGCAGGACATCCTGTTCGCCGCCATCCAGGCCCAGATCAACAGGTACACCTGATGCTCATCTCACCAGAAAAGCACATCTACCTCCGACTGGTGTCGACCCCCGGCGTGGCGCGGATCGTCGGCTTCCAGGTCTACCCCATCGCCGTGCCGAAGACCGGGGCGAGCCTGCCGTTCATCGTCTACCGGCGGGCGAACATCGCCCGCGAGTCGTCGCTGGGCGGGCCGATCTTCATGCCGACCGTGAACCTCCAGATATCGTCGTGGGCGCTGTCCTACGACACCGTCCGCACGCTGGCTGACGAGGTTCGCCTGGCCCTCGATGGTCACACCGGCACGATGGCGAATGCTACGATAGAAGATATGAGGTTGGTGTCCGAAACGGACGACTTCCTCGACCCGACGGTTGCCGGGGCTCAGTTGCCCCCAGCCTACGAGGTCAGACAACTGTATCAGGTCACCTGGCAGGAATCTGCCACTTAGTAGCGCAAGGAGGCGCGATACATGGGAACGTCGGCACAGGGACTTACGTTCACGTTCGGTGGCTCCGCGGTCACCGTCACCTCGGTTCAGGTCAATGACTCGCAAGACCTCCTCGACGCGACCCACCTCGGCATCGCCGCCAACGGCCGGCGGGTGTTCGTCGGCGGGTTCGCGACCGAGCGCGAAGTCCAGATCGACTACATCAACACGACCATCCTCTCGGCGGGTTCGTCCGGCGCCCTCTCGATCAGCGGGCCGATGTCTTTCAGCGGCAATGCGACGGTGTCGCAGGCGTCGCTGGGCGGCTCTGTCGGCGACTTCATCCGGGGGTCGGCCACGTTCCGCCTCTCCTGACGTCTGCTTGACGGGAGGCGTCTGTGGCTATCTCGTCGCAAGGGACGACGTTCGCATTCCAGGATGCCGGCGGAACCTTCACCGCGAAGGTTCTGTCGATCTCCGTCGAGGAGGCGACGCCGGAGATCGTCGACATGACCCAGGTCGGCGACCCCCTTGGGGGCCGCAAGATGGTCGCCACGGGGGACATTCTGTCCCCGGCGAAGGTCACGATCGAGTATCTCCGCGACTCGACGGAGCTTGCCCGTGCTGTGCCGCTGACGACCTTCAATGGCAGCAGCGGCGGCCAGGTGGGGACGCTGACGATCGCCAACTCTGCGGCGTTCGTTGTGCAGTCCGAGGCGGTGCTCGAGAGCGCCGGAACCGAACTGGCCGCGGGCGACTTCATGCGCGGCCGAATGACTTTCGTGATGAACAACATCCCCTACTGACCCTGGAGTCCTAGCAGCATGGCCCTCGACCTCCGCAGCCGCATCCTCGCCGCCGACGACATCAAGATCGAGAAGGTGGCGATCCCCGAGTGGGGCGGCGACTACTACATCAAGATCATCAGCGGCACCGACCGCGACGCCTTCGAGGACTCCTACGCGGAACAGAAGATGAAGTCGTTCCGCGTTCGGTTCCTCGTGCTGTGCCTCTGCGACGAGAAGGGCGACCGGCTCTTCAAGGACGAGGACGCCAAGGAACTCGGCAAGAAGTCGAGCGTCGTCCTCAACCGCGTCTTCGAGACGGCGTGGAAGATCAACGCCTTCACGCAGGAGGCCGTGGAGAACCTGGGAAAAGAATGATGACCGACAGGCCCGAGCGGAGGTTCTACCTCCGCTTGGCCCTGTGCCTGGGGATGTCGGTCAAGAGGTTGCTACAGGAGGTTGACAGCGAAGAGATCGCGGAGTGGTACGCCTTCGACCAGCGGTATCCACTCCCCGACCATTGGGCTCAGACCGCGAGGATATGCCGGATCATCATGGCCTCCTCCGGCAACTACAAGCGTAAGGACATCCCCGAAGAGTCGGTGTTCATCCCCCGAGCGATCAAGCCAGAGCAGACGAACGACCAGATTTTCGCCGAGCTGATGAAGCTCCAGGCACCTCAAGGATGAGGCGATGGCAAAAGCGTATCTCGGCAAAATCTCGGCGCTGGTAACGGCGAACACCTCCGACTTCAACAGCAAGTTGAATGCGTCGGCGAAGGAGGTTCGCTCGTTCGCGTCGGCGATGGAGTCATCGCTCAAGTCGGCAGAGCGGTCTGCGGCGACTTCTCTTCGGGGCATCTACACCGAGTCGCAGAAGGTGTCGCGGGCTCTCCAAGCGGTCGCGTCGCAGCGGCTGTCGTTCAAGGGGTTCGACACATCCACCTTCGCGTCGCTGACTCAGGCGGTCGAGCAGTTCAAGAGGATTCAGCGAGCGGCCTCTGAGGTCAACCAGCCGCTGGGCGCCGCAGCGAGGACGGTGGAGCGCCTTTCGGCCAGCGTCCAGACGGCCTTCGAGCCCGCCATGAGGTCGGCCCAGCGAAGCGCCGAAAACTTGTCGGCTGTGCTGAATCGCGGTGGCACTGTTGGCGAGAGGAGCTTTGAGCGAATCCGCCTCAAGGCCGAGCAGGCAGCGCAGGCCGCCGACAGGCTGGCGGAGGCGTCGGCAATCGCAGGCAGCGGGCCGCGGGGGCGTGAACTGGCGTTCGTCGCCCCGCGAGTCAGGGACTCGCTGGCCGCTTCGGCGGCGGCAAGAAATCGGGCGCAGGGCGCGGCTGCGAGCGTCCTTGACGACGGGTCTGTGGGCCGGTCTGTTCAGCAATTGGCGAGGCTTGATGACCTGATCCAGCGTGTTCAGGCAACCATCGAGAGTCGCCGCATCCTGAACATCGACACGGCGGCAGCGGAGCAGAGGCTTACTCGGCTGATCAGGCGGTCAGGCGAGCTTTCAGAGTCCCTTGACGCCGCAGTGGCGGCGCCCGCGGCGGCTGAAGCGATCCGACAAAGAGACGCCGAAATCGCTGCCGCAGAAGGCCAGTTCTCCAGACGGGCCACGCCGGTCGGCGATCTGCTCCGTCTCAGGCAGGAAGAGGAACGCCGCCGGCGGGATGCCGAAATCGCTGCCGCAGAAGGCCAGTTCTCCAGACGGGCCACGCCGGTCGGCGATCTGCTCCGTCTCAGGCAGGAAGAGGAACGCCGCCGGCGGGATGCCGAAATCGCCGAGGCCCAGGGCCGTTTCTCTCGGCGAGCCACGCCAATCGACACCGCAGGCGACCTTGAGCGTCAGGCCCGCTCGCGGATGGGCGGCGACATCCCCGGCGGCGCCGGGCCTTTGGGCGGTCAGCTTGAGGTCGGCCGCCAGGTCGACAACGTCATCAACCGCGTCACCGCCGCTCGCCAGCAACTCGACACGCTCCCCGACCCGCTGCGGACGGCATTGATCCCCGCCCTCCAGAGGGCGACCGACCAGGCGTCAACCCTGGCCCGACAGGGGTTCGGGGCCACGGCCGCCCAGATCAGAAACGCCGCCAACGAGGCCGAGCGTTTTGAGCAGCGCGTCGCACGGTCGCAGCGGGCTCTCAACTTCGGCCAGCAGTTCGGCGGCGAAGGTCGCCGCGGCCTCGAGTTCGGACTTCAGGCTCAGTCTCTGCAAGGGTACACCGCGCAGCTACAGGTTCTGCAACGGACTCTCTCCGGCGTCTCGACGCAGGCGCGAGGGCCGGCGCTGGATGCCTTCAACAGGCTCCGCACGGCGATAGCCACAGCGGCCGACAGCGGCACGATCGACCTCGAGCAGACGAGGCGTCAGATCAATGGCGTTGCCCAAGACGCCATACGGGCCGCCGCCGCCGCCGCAGGCATCTCGCCGAATAGGCTCAATCGCCAATTCCAGCGCGCCGGCGACATCGGCCGCGGCGCCTTCGGCAACATCGGACTCGGCGTCCAGCAGGCCGTCTTCGCCGTCGAGGACTTCTTCAGCGTCACGGGCGGCCTTGACCAGCGGATTCGCGCCGCTGGCAACAACATCTCCCAGTTGGGGTTCGTCCTCGGCGGCACGAACGGACTCATCGCCGGCGTGGCGGTAACCATTACCGCCCAGCTCATCGCCGCGTACATCAGGTGGCAGAATGCTTCCGTCGGCACCGAGGACAGGCTTCGCTCGCTCAACGATGCCTTGGCTCGCCAGAAGTCATTGGTCGAAGACCTGGCCGGCGCGTTCCGGGCCATCGCCGACGAGATCGGGCGTATCGGCTTTTCCAAGCCCGGCGCAGACGCTGCTCAGTTCCAGAAGCAGCTAGACGACATCCGCAAGAAGCAGAGAGAGTTTAACCAAGAGCAAGCTGCGGCACTTGACCCTGCCGTGCAGCGCGAGCGAGGCATCATCGCCGCCCGCGAGGCACAGCTTCAGCGAGCCGAAGACCCCGGTGAACGCATCAGGTTGGGACTCGACATCAACGACGCCAGGAATCGCGAGCGTCAAGCATTAGACAGAATCAATTCTCGCCCAGGGATATCGGCGGCCGATGCAGCCGTGACGGCCGTCAATGCACGACTCGCGATCGACGAGGCGCAGCTCAGAGAGAACGCATCCCGTGCGGGCCAAGGTGCTGGAGGCGCACAAAGGCGCGCCGAAGTAGAGATTGAGGAGTTGAGAAGGAGGGCCGAGCAAGACAGGGCCGCTGCCGTGGCAAGGGTTGCTGGTCTTCCGAGAGGTCAGGCATCCCAACAGGAAGCAAACCGAATTCGGGCTCAGAGGGATGATTTAAACAGAGAAATTCAAGCGAACAGTGGCTTCTTTGGGTTTGACGAGTCGGCGGCCAATGCGGAGCGTCGTCGCCAAGTCGTTGCGCTGACAGAGACGATACTTCTTTTGGAGCAAGATGTAGCCACTGCCGCCGCCAACAACCTCGAGATCGAAGTCTCCAAGTCAGCCATCGCCGCCGCCAAACAGATCGGGCTTGCGCAGGGAAAGGTTGCCGACGCAATCGAGGCAGGCGTCCCAGGGGCAGTCGGCTTGCAGACGCAACTTGACGGCTTGACTGAGAGGCTGCAAGAGGCTCAGAGTGAACTTGCTGGCGCGCAACAGCGAGCGAGAGAGTCCGGTTCTGGCGGCGACCTCCAGTCCGCCCAGAAAGCCCAGGAAGAAGTCCGCAAGATTCAGGGCGCCATCAACGCCCGCGACCGCGAGGTGAAGGCTGTCGACGCCGCTCGACGATCCGTCGAACTCTTCGCGTCGGCGTTCGACAGGGTTCGACAGGAGGCCGAGAGCAACTTCCAGTCGGCTCAGGCTGCCGCCGACCAAGCGCGTGGCGACGACCTTGAGAGGGGAGTCCCGCGGGGTAACCCGTCCCCGGAGCGGGCTCGCGCAGAGCGCGACCTCGGACGGCAGCGCGAGCTAAGGGACAACGTTCGCCGGGAGACGGCACTCGCCGAAGAACGGGCAAGGCAGGACGGGGAGGTTCAGAGGCGAGAGATGGAGGCCGCATCGATCGACAGTCAACTGGCAAGCACAGGCGTCCTTGCGCCAGGCCAGAGAGAGCAGTTGATTGCACAGCGCGAGCGGCTCCGCGCCGAGAACGAAGCCGCCGTCCAGCGGGCCGTTGACAACGACCCTGCCGTTCGCCAAGCCCGCGACAACAGCACCTTCGAGGAGCGGCGGAGGCAGTCGGCAGAGCGTGGCCGGCAGGCTGCGGCGACTCCTGCCCAGCGCGCTGGCGAGGAACTTGCCGGGACGCTTCGTGACATTCGGGCGAACTTCGAGGCTCTGCCTGGCGGTGCCGAGGACAACGAAGTGGCCCTCATAGCCGCCCAGCGCCGCGCGGTCGAAGACGCCCAGCGCCAAGCCGCCCCCGCCATATTCAACCTCGCCGACGAGGTGCAGAACGCCGTCCTCCAAGGCCCGTCGCGGGCGGCCCTCCAGGCCACCGACGTTTCGACGGTTCAAGGAGCCTCGGAACTCAACCGCCTCCTGCGGGGCGACGACTCGGCCCGCAACCAGAACCTCGTGGAACTCCAGAAGCAGAGCGCGTCGCTCAGTGAACTGGTCGCCATCGCGAAGGCAAACGGCGGCAATCCGCCGGGAATTTTCGACTAACCAGAGGAGCCTACAGTGGCAGACATCTCCTACAGCGTGACGATGAGAGTCGACAAGGGCTTCTTGTCGAGCAACAACAACGCCGCCGGCGTCACGGCAGCGATGGCCCTCACCGGCCTGCGGAGCGACACCTACACGCTGACGACGAACGCCTCGAGCATCTCGACGGCGAACCTCGGCAGCGTCGGGCTGGGGTTCCTACGGAACCTGTCGACGGCGACGGCGTCGACCGTCCAGATCGGCATCGAGGCCGGCGGGTCGTTCGTCTCCTTCGCCACGCTGCGGGCCGGCGAGCCGGCGGTCTTCCGGCTCTCCAGCGGGACGTCGTACCAGGCCCGCGGCACGGCCGGCAGCCGCCTTCGCGTCGACATTACGGAGGGCTGATCAATGCCCAGGATGGTGAGTGAAGTCTCGAGCGGAGCGCAGTTCTCCCGGTCAAGCGAGGAAGGCGTCGTCGCCGATTCGCAGACCCGCGTCTTCCGCGTGATGATGTCGGAGGTCGGCGAGTACCTGGACATCCAGGGAGCCTGCGGCGTCCAGATCGGCGACCGGCACCCGTCGAACACCGAAATCTTCTGTCAGTCGTTCTCGGCGGCCTACGAAGGCGAAAGCCGCATGGTCATCGTCTGCACGTTCCAGTACGGGACGAAGGAGACGTCGGGCGGCGGGCAGGAGCCCAGCCTCATGACGCCCGACGTCCGGCCGGCCAACTGGACGACGAGCACCTCGCTGATGGAGGTGCCGGTCTATGCGTGGTATCAGATCAACTTCGACGGTTCGCCCGCGTGGAACGACCCCGGCCCGGCCGTGAATCCCGTCGGCGACCGCTACGACGGCGTCACCAGGCTCGAGCCGATCGTCACCATTAACATCGAGCAGTACGAGCCGCTTGATCCAACGCGGCACGTTATGCACGCCGGATCAGTCAACAGCAACGACTTCACACTTGGCAGCTTGTCATGCACGCGGGCGTCGGTGATGTTTCGCGGCGTCCAAACCAAGCCCCATGTCGAGGCGTTCGGAACCCGCATTTGGCGAGGATGGATGGCATCCTACGAGTTCGCGTTCCGGCGAAACAGAGTCCCGTACATCCACTACGGCGGCCAGCGATACACAGACCAGGACATAGGCTGGGACATGGCCGTGCCGCTGACGGGCTTCAATGTCAGGGCATTCGCCCCCGCAGGCGCCGCAGCCAATGAGGACGCATTCGGCCAGCCGCTGAAGCACTCCGGCGGCAAGATCGTGACGCCACTGGCGCTCTTCGACAACGTCGCTGCCGGCGACAAGGTGCGGGCGATGGTCAAGGTCTTCGAGTATGAGAACGGCGGCGCATCGCAGATTCCCTCGGCACAGCCCGTCCCGCTCAACTTCAGCGGCACGCCCCGGAAGGTCGTTCGTGACAACGGCGAGTTCGCCTACCCGGTGCTGATCGAACGCTACCGCGTTGCCCCTGAGATTGACTTCACAGAAGTCCTTGGCCTACGGCTCACCTAATGGCACGCCCAGAACGCTACTTCGTCGGGCCGAACAAGCGCAACGAGATCAACGAGGTGATCTCGTTGGTCAAAGGCACTCCGATGAAGGAGAACGGCGCGGATGTGCCGACGAGGTTGCAGGGGATGCCCAGCCGCCGCGGCGGCAGCACGATTCGCCTCGGACAGTTCACGGGCGCCTGGTACAACGAGCCGGGCCAGACCGGCTCCGACAACCTGAAGTTGGTCAAACTCTACGTCCAACCTTCAAACGCCAGCACGCCAAACGACTGGGTACCAGAACTTGACGGTGACGGCGAAGAAGTCGTCGCCGTGACGATGAACCTGTTCTCGTACATCCCGACGCGCAGCGGCAACGACTCGTATATGTGGTGCGCCGTCCTGCCGATCTCGTCGGTGGACGGGGAGTATTGGACGGGCGCCTATAACAACGTGGATGGGCAAGATGTGCCCGTGATGCGGCCGTACAACACGCTCTGGCTTCTTCTCGCTGCGGAGTGCTGATGCCTGCGTTCCTGACGAACAACACGAGCCAGTGTTGCTGCCCCGAGATGCGGTGCTGCGCGCCGCAGTCAATTGTCGTGACCCCCTCCGGCTGGGCCGGGACGAGCATGCCTATCTGGGTGCAGCGCGTTTCTGGAGACGCCGCTCCAGAGCCGTTGGAGCAAGGTTTTGCCGACGCCTACATCGGCGACCTTGATTGCGTTTACGAACTCGATGCACTCGGATGTCAGGTCGCGTATCAGTTGGTGTGGAACGGCGAGAAGATCGTGCTCTCAGGGGACTCTATCTACCTGGGCTGCTACCAGACGCTATGGCCCTCCATTGCGTTCCCCCAGATGATTCCGTTCACCGACTTTCAGTTCGGAAACTGCCCGCCGGGGCAAACTGCGGCGTCTGGCCTTGAGGGTCAGGTATACGTCACCGGATTCAACGCCGACGCAGCGTTCGCCGAGAAGTGCGAAGAGGGCGCAACTGCACTGCTCTGCCAGAAACCGCCCGGCGGAATGGACAGCATCGTGTATGGCCCCGCCGGCGCGCATTCGCGATATCCTGGGCGAAAAACGTGGCTTCCCGACTACAACAACTCCTACATCTGCCATCGCCTGACCAGCGATATGCGGCCGGAGTTCACCGCTACCGTCAATCGCTCGACGGCCGCGTCGGATGACGACATCGACGCCCGGCTCGTGTTTGATGTGTTCTGTCGCAGGAACTGGCAGTTCTCAGCCAACTGCGACAATTTCATTATTTCAAGCCTGTCGTGCGCCGTCTCTGACACGCCGCCAGAGAACCCTCCTGAAGGGTCGTGGTACTGCATCGACTACAGGTGCGGGCCTAGGCGGCCCGCGAACGCCGAGGAGCCGGGCATCTGCGAGCAGTACAAATGCACCGCCCACGAGGGGACAGTGTGGCCGCATCTCATCGCAATACCGCCCGAAGAGAACTTCACCGCCAACCTGCGTCTAATCCTCGTTCCAGACAAACTCTACAGAAACACTGAGTACGGTTATCAAGCCGCGAAGCCGCAGAAACCAATCAGTTGGCGAGTCGGGATGGTCAAGATTCTCAATCCCGGCAGAAGATACGAGGTTGGACAGTCATTCAAGGTCGACTTCGACCCGTTCTGGATGGACTCTCTCAGTGGTGGTGAGATACTGCTCACCTTCCCCGACCTCGACGCAGCGTGCCTCAACTTTCCGATCACATGGCGAGACAAGTACGGCGCAGGCCCAGAAGTCGACGGCCTCGGCGTCAAGCGGTACTACCAGAGCCTTCGCGTCACGAAGGTCAACGACTCTGGCGGAATCGTCGAACTGGAAATCGTCCCGTGGTTTCGCAACCCGGAGTTCGTTGCCGGCGCGTGCTTTGTTCCAGTGTCAGCGAACAACAGAACCGCGCACTATCCGTCCTACGCGAGAGTGATCTGCCACCCCAACAGCGTGGACATCGGAGGAACGGGCTACGAGATCGACGACACGATCACGTTCACGCCAATTTCGCCCGGCGTCGAGGTACACGCAGCCGCGATCGCCAAGGTCGTGGACGTTGACGACGACGGAGCGGTTCTGGATTGGCAAATCAACGGCTCCGACATTTGGCGATACGGCTTCGGCATGGGGAATATGTTCTGCTACCTCCTCTCGCCGGATGAGCGGGGGGCATACAGGTGGGCAAACAAGACCGACCTGTGCTACCTACACTGGCAGGGAGTCGGCGTCCCCGTGCGGCAGGCCGACATGAGCGAAATCGCCGGATTTCATGTCAACACGGGCGGCCTGACGCAGGTCAGTGTCACGGTGAAGCGAGTTCCTTGCCGAACGACGATCAGCGTCATCGTCAATCCCTACAAGTACGAGTCGCTTTCATTCGAGGTGTTTGCGTCCTCCCAGGAGGCCGACCAGAAAACCAAACTGCTCAAGAAGTACCGCCCGTACCCCAAATGCCCAGGCGGCGGGGCTCAGATCACCCCCATCATCGGTGCGGACGGCGGCAACGAGAGCGCCATCGGCGGGCCGCTGACCGGAGGTCAAGTGAAGTCTGGCGGCGGCTACTACGCATTCGTCGACAAGAGGCACGTCGAGCCCATATTGCCGAAGGCAGTGCCAGACATCGGCGAAGGCTCCGGTGCGGTGATCGGCTTGTTCGTGCTTCAGCAAGTTCTCGGATTTCCAAGGCCAGACTACGCCGACGGGGAACTGCATGAACCAGCGGCTGACAGGTTTTCTTATTTTCGAGTCACCGACGTCACGATCGAGAACGGCGGCAGCGGGTACGAAGCGGGGCAAGATTTCGAGGTGAAGCCCGAAGGGGGCCAGCAGTACGCAAACGCCTGGGGCAGAAGCGGCGGCGACGACCCCGACGCAAACCCCAACGGAGCTTGGTACGAAGGGCAGAATCTCAACTCAGCCGGCCATGTCCCGCTCGAACTGGTTGTCAACGGAAACTCGGTCATTCAAGAAGCGTTCGCGCATCGCGATGGCGTGTGTCGAGTCTTGATCACAGACGTTGACGAAAACGGAGCGATTCTAGAACTTCAGGTTCTTTCCGGCGGGCTCATGTACAGGACGGTGTGGGCCAACGGCGTAAGGCACCCTGATGTTTCGGTCTACACCGGAAGCGACACGGGGTTCGGCGCCAGGGCGACTGTCGCGATCAACACCGACAAGACGAGTGCGACATTCGGCGAGGTGACATCATGCACGATCGTCCAGATACCGATCGGGGAAGCCCAAGACCCACTCCACTCGACGCAACAGAACCCCGTCGCCATCCCACTCGGCGGTCGGGACTACGCCAACCCCAAGTCAGGCATGATGTGGGAGATGGAGAACATCGAGGTCGGCAGCACGTTCGGCGGCTCGCCGGCAACCATGCTCTCGTATGTCCCCTGGCACGGGTGGGTGTATGACGCCTATCACCCGGAAAACTCGACGCACGACCTCATCCAAGGAAGCCACCCGCCGTTTCACCGCCGCGCCGAACATTGCACCCTCAATGAGTGCTACCACTCGCTCCTAAACAGGTCGTACCCGATGTATCGCCTGTGGACGGGGATGTCTGTGAACGGGCCATACGGTCAAGGCGGCGCGCCGGGGGCGATAGGAACTCCAGACAGGGTCGAAAGCACGAACCTGTGCGACCAGGGGCAGGGACTAAACTCCCTGTCGCCGCTGCCGTCCGGCAGCCAGTTCGTCAACGGCAACCCAAAGGGGCCGTTCGGGCTCTACCGGCTGAAGGGCAAGGTATCGGAGGTCTACGCGCCGGGGCCGCAGGGCGTCGAATGCGACTCCCTCAACTATGAACTGTGGCGGCAGCCATTCAATGGCCCGACGGCAAATGTCGGCGACTACGTCGTGATCGAGCATGGCTACTCAGTCGGCGTTGCCGCAACGATCCCTGTCTATCCAAACTGCCCCGACAAAGACGATGGGAGGACGAGCCCGTGAGTGCATCTATATTCTGCCAATGGGTCGAATCTGACGACTCGTGGACTTGCTCCCAGTGCGGGGCGAACGTCCCAAAATCAGCCGTCCCGCAGCGGCCATTCGCGGCCTGCCGTGTCGGCGCGGAGCGGAACG